GCTGGAGCAGGAGGGACGCAGACCGTCGCAATGCCTGACGTTGCCGGGCCAGACCGTGAAGCCCGGAGCAAGCCCCGCCAAACCCGCCAAAGGAAATCTCTCGATGCCTCTGGCTCGGTAAAGCGCAAGCTCCGTCCTCGTGGCCTCCCCCCATACGCAGGAAGAGACGCTCAGGACCTTCTAGGCATCGGACAACAGGAGATCGACCGCGTCGCCTCTCTCCCTGACATGGACCTCTTCAAGCGTCCGGTAGGCCGTCCATCTCATTACCATCCTTCAATGTGCGAGCAAGTCATCCGTCTAGGTGAGAACGGAAACAGCATCACCCAGATCGCTGTCAAGCTTGGGGTTGACAGAGCAACCATGCTCGGATGGGCAGAAACACATCAACAATTTTCAACTTCCCTAAACATTGCACAAGATGCGGCAAAGGCTTGGTGGGAAGACATGGGCATGATCGGACTGGTGTCTGATCGGTTCAACTCAGGTGTCTGGGCGAAGTCCATGTCGGCTAGGTTCCGGGATGAATACACGGATCGCAGACAGACAGAGATTGCCGGGGAAATCGTGGAGAAACGGGAGCTTACGATCAGCGCGAGGAGCCTTGATCCCGATGCGCGAGAGGCTTTGAAACATGCGCTGCTTGCGGTGAAGCGCGCGGTAGACGGTGATGATGAATGATCCCGTATGGCTGGCATTGGCAGTTTGGCTGGCTGCGGCGTGTCGAGCTGGATTGCAACAAACCTCGACGTTTTGCATACGAACTGCCTGACGGATCGATAGCGTTCTCGTCCGCGCCAGAGCATCGCAAGCAGGCGTATCTGATTGTCGAGAAGAGTTTATCTCTGGGTAGGGTTGTCAAGTTTGCGCGCGACACGGCTGTACAATGACGCCGGATGAGGAGGGTCTCGCTGCTCAATTGGCGCGGATGCGTCGCGAGCGCGATTCGCTGTCAAGGATTGTTGAATTTGGGCTTGACATGCTTTTACAGACGAGAGTAGACCTCGCATCACGCGGCATCACGGTTGGTGCAGCGACTGAACGTGCGATGACCAAGTTTGATCGACTGGCTCGCCATATGAGGAGGTCTACCCATGGCAAAGGCTTACAAGATCGAGAATGACATCCCCATGCCTGCGGCTCGCATCCGAGGCTCGCAGCAGCCGCTGATCGATGCTCTGGCGGCTCTGGATGTCGGGCAGAGCTTCTTCGTCGCTGCGGAGGCGTGCAGGAGTCCGGCGACGTATGTGGCTCGCGCGCAGAGGGCCAGCGGCGCGAAGTTCACCTGCCGCAAGGGCGAGGAAAAGGGTAAGCTCGGGCATCGCATCTGGCGCTTCGCCTGAAAGGGGGACGGGGAGCGGTTTCGGCCCTCCCCGTTTTTCTGTCGTAGAATGTTGCATTTTGTATAAGAGAGATTTGATGAGCGACAAAATCGCGAAGATCAAAGTGCGGCACGACGTAGTGAAGCATTCCGGCATCGTGCAGCATCTCGGCATCCCTTCTGGCAGGCTATGGAATGACTTGCGCGACGCGCATAGGGATCGTGGATTCCTGCTGGCCGAGGTCGAGCGTCTACGAACAGGACTACATCTCATCTCGCTAGCTTCGCAAAACAGCATGTCGAACAAGGAAGAATGCGGTAAGATTGCGCGCGAAATTCTGAAGGGCGCACCATGACCAGCCGCAAGGCGGATGGAGAGAGGATCGTCTCCAAATGGAGCGCGTCTGACGTTTTAGGAGTAACAAATGAAATACTCTCCAGAGCTATCCTCATCCCGCAAGGCTCAGCTTGACGCATGGATGAAGCGTCCTGACTGGCTCCGTGGCGCGGCCAAGGCGCGGATCGCAGAAGCCATGCTGTATCCCAGCCATAGCGAGGAGCATCTCCGTCACATGCGGATTGCCACGCAGTATGAGCAGGACGCGATGGCTCAGGAGGGCAACTACGCGCGCGGAGAGGTGAGCGATGCATAGGCTCGTCAAGTTGGCTCGTGCCCGACGCAGCGATCCCCGGACGCATTGGGAGGGCTGCGAGGAAGCCCATTATACCTGCCTGATCCAGAAGCTGGCCGACGAGGTCGAGCGTCAGGAGCAGGTAATCGACAAGCTCGTGAAGGAGATCGAGGAGAACGAATCGTCTCCATGCATGAGGCATTTGCGATGATGCGAGAGGTTCATTGGTTCATTATCGCATTCGCGATCGCTCTAATGCTAATTGGGATTTATCTATGAACAGGCCAATGTATGAAACACACAAGGACAGGATTGCAGAATCGCGTGTCGCAAAGAAGATTGCAGATAAGTGGCTTTGCAAGGCTATCAAGTTGCGACCGACATATGTCGTTGATTATGCGTTGATGCAGGGAGATGCATTCAAGGCTTTCATGGAGATCAAGTGCCGCAACTATTCCATGAAGCAGATGGACGATATGGGTGGCTTCATGCTCTCGCTCGACAAGTGGGTGAAGGGTCTGGAGCTAGCGAGGGCAGGCGGCATAGAGTTCGTCATCGCGGTTGATGCGGTCGGCGGGACATACTGGTATCGGGGCCATGGGCATGATGGCCTTAGCCTTGGCGGACGCACCGACAGGGACGATCCGCAGGATGTCGAGCCTGTAGTGCTGTTGAGGGCTGAGAGGTTCAAAAAGCTATGAACTGCGTCGGTTGCATCTATGCCGAGTGGCACCGGGATGCGAAGAAGAGGCTGCATTTTAAGGGGACTGGGCATTGCACCCGGCTGGAGGAAAAACCCCCTCAACCCTTTGGCGGCTACATCAATCGCAATCAGGAACTGAGTACGCTCTGTCCGTTCAAGGTGACGAGGAAGAGCAGGGGAGCGGATCTCGATTCCATGATCCGTGCGCTGGAAGATGCGGTCGTGATGGTGCGTGAAGCCGACGAGGATTCCGCGCCAAGGGCTGCGCTTGTCCATGAAACTGCACGGATTGCATTGAAGCAGGAATATATGAGGTTGAAAGATGATCGGAATAATACTGACTGATCCATGTTATTACTGCGGCCTGTCATTGAAGAAGGTCGCGAAGGATGGATGCGGGTCAAAGGAGTTTCCCAAGTCCGCAGTAGACAAGTGGTGCTATGTCCTTCCTTATGCGAGGCAGAACGATGATGTCGAGGACCGTGTGGGAAGCCGTTGAGGAGCGCCAGAGGATGCTCAAGGCGCGACGCGGGTTCAATTGGTCGTAGCATGATTCTCCAGCTTCATCCTTCTATTCCCGTTGTAACACCACAAGGTAATGCTCAGGCCATGGCCGTAATAGATTATGGTCCTGAGCATGATCTGATCTGGGTTTGTTTTCTTGATAGCAATGGTCAATGCTGGTCATATAGAAACACCGAGATTCGTGGTCAAAAGAATATAACGATGGGGCGTTTGGATGTTGAAGCACAATGTAACCCCTGAGCAGGACGTTATGCTTTGAAGGATTTTCAACATGCCGTTCGTTGAGATTGATGGGCATAAGATCGATGTCGATGACATGCTCCGTGATATCGAACGGACGGAGTGTGAAGACAGTTTGTATGAGTTCCTGCGTCGTGGATGGAGGAATATCGATCCTGCGCCATTCACCGAGGGCTGGCCTATCGAGGCTGTGGCGGAGCATCTGCAAGCGGTTGCTGATGGGGATATCAAGCGACTGATCATCAACATCCCGCCAAGGTGTGCGAAGTCGAGCCTGACTAGCGTGGCGTTTCCTGCATGGATATGGGCGCAGCCTTGGGCGTCGGATACTTCTGGTCCGGGAGTTCAGTTCCTCCACGCCAGCTACGCACAGCAGTTGAGTTTGAGGGACAGCACCAAGTGCCGCCGCCTGATCGAAAGCCCGTGGTATCAGGGACTGTGGGGCGACAAGTATGCCCTGACGGGTGACCAGAACACGAAGACGAGGTTCGACAACACGATTGGCGGCAGCAGGCTTTCTACATCGGTTGGGTCTGCCCTGACGGGCGAGGGCGGCAACATAATCGTTGTAGATGATCCAAATGCCGCGCAGGAAGCGTTCAGCGAAGCGACGATTGAGACGACCATTGAGTGGTGGGACAGCGCCCTATCGACGCGACTGAACAATCCCAAGACTGGCGCGTTCGTCGTGATCCAGCAGCGCCTGAGCGAGGAGGATCTGACGGGGCATATCCTGTCGCGTGAGTCTGGCCTGTGGACGCATTTGATGCTTCCCATGCGCTACGAGCCAGAGCGCAGCTACATGACCAGCATCGGATGGCAAGACCCGCGCAAGGAGGCTGGAGAGCTTCTGTGGCCCGAGAGGTTCGGGGAGCAGGAGGTCACGATCCTTGAGAAGCAGATGGGGCCATGGACGGCTGCGGGGCAGTTGCAGCAGCGTCCCGAGCCAAAGGGTGGTGGCGTCATCAAACGCGAGTGGTGGCAGTTGTGGGAGCAGGACAACTATCCGGGCGTGGATTACATCATCGCCTCTCTGGATACCGCGTACACGACGAAGACGGCCAATGACTTGTCTGCCATGACGGTGTGGGGGATCTTCTCTGGCGGGGAAGGGAAGGCTCAGGTGACGCGGACCGTCTCCTCCAATGGCGAGATGATGTCGTCGGTCACCCGCACCTACACGGAAGAACATCCCCGAGCGATCATGATGTTCGCATGGCAGGAACGTCTGGAACTGCACGACCTCGTGAAAAAGGTCGCGGACACCATGCGGAAGTTCCGCGTGGACAAGCTGCTTATCGAGAACAAGGCAGCAGGCCACAGCGTCGCGCAGGAGATCCGCAGGCTGTTCGGGCATGAGACATTTGCCGTCCAGCTTGTCGATCCCAAGGGGCAGGACAAGTTGGCAAGGCTATACAGCGTTCAACATCTGTTCGCGGAGGGTCTGGTCTACGCTCCCGAGCGGTCATGGGCTGACATGGTGATCACGCAATGCTCGACGTTCCCCAAGGCGAAGCACGACGACCTCGTGGATACGGTCAGCATGGCCCTGAAGCATCTGCGCGAGACTGGATTGATCATCCGGGGGCCCGAGTGGACGGCTGATCTGGACGACAAGATAAGGCATATTGGCTCGCCGCCGCCGCCGCTCTACGCGGTTTGAGCTTGACCCGGCCAGAGATTTGTGGAAGAGGTTGGGGGCCGAGGAGGTTTGCCCCTCCCCGGCTCCCTGATCGCACGAGGTTAGCGCCTCTGAGATCACGGACCCACGCTGTGTGCCGCAGCAGGGTCATGTGCCTAATCGCACATTTCCCCGTTGCAGGCAAGGCACTTGATTGACAAACCTGAACGGCCTTGATGCCGGATGCAGGAGAAGGTCAGGGGGATACATCAACGCCGTCCACTCTCCCGATACGGGGCCTTTTTGCCTGCAAAGGACTTTTCGACCAAGCTACAACCCACCCCTATGAACCGTGTGCCTCTGGGTTACACCCCGGACCTACCAGACAGGGATTGTCTGGCACGGGCGGCTGGCCCCCGATATCGGGCAGGTGGGCTATAGATGTCGAGAGAGTGAAGAACACCTAAACGTCAGTCCCGGCGCCGGGGGGTGAACCAGACCCCGACCAAGGTGCCACACGGGGATTGAGCGAAAAGCGACCTATTTCCAAACGGAAACCTGCGTTAGTGTGAAGCGCCGCCGGATTAGCTCAGTCGGCAGAGCAGCGGTTTTGTAAACCGTTTGTCGCGGGTTCGATTCCTGCATCCGGCACCAGATGGAGGCAAAGATGGTTCTTGCTAGCGCGACCGTTGACATTGTGAGGCCGAGTACGCCGCAGAAGCTTGGATTGTTTGCCGTGCATGTATGGGGACAGCCTCCCCATGCAGAAAAGCGTGACTATGAAGTCCTTGCTCGCAATGATACTATGGCTGCTCAGGAAGGAATCCGCCGCTTTGTAGTGGAGATGGAGCGGGTTTCTGTTGAAGGAGGCTAACCATGCCGATGACTCCGGGCCTCGTCCCTAACCTGCGTCAGGTGTTTCCCTCGCCAGAAGCGGAGGAAGCAGGACCGGGAGTCGTTATCGAGATCGATGAGGGCCAGCCCAAGGCTGAGACGAACGACCGTGGCGAGATCCTCCGCATCGAGCATGAGGACGGATCGGTCACGGTTTCCTTGGATGGGAAGGGGATCGGTGACGAGGGCCAGTCCGAGGCCGAGTACGCCAAGGAATGGTTCCGCAACCTTGTCGATGACATTGATGAGGGTGAACTGAGCCGCATCAGCGAGGAACTGATGCGAGGTATCGGTGACGATCTACAGAGCCGCAAGGACTGGATCGAGGACCGCGCGCAGGGCATCAAGCTTCTGGGGCTGAAGATCGAGATCCCCGGCCTACAGGGTGCGTCTGACGGTGCGCCTGTCGAGGGCATGAGCAAGGTTCGCCATCCCCTGCTGCTGGAAGCGGTCCTGCGCTTTCAGGCGAACGCTCGCAGCGAGCTTCTGCCGACCGATGGGCCGGTGAAGATCAGGAACGATGCCACGACGAGTACGCCCCAGCAGGATCGCCTTGGCGAGGCTCTGGAGAAGGATCTGAACCACTACCTGACCAGCGTGGCGTCCGAGTACTACCCGGACACGGATCGAATGCTGCTGATGCTTGGCTTTGGCGGTAGCTCGTTCAAGAAGGTCTACTACTGCCCGCTCAGGAACAGGCCGGTGAGCGAGAGCGTCGATGCGGACGACCTGATCGTCAACAACATGGCGACGGATCTACAGAACGCGAAGCGCATCACGCACCGAGTGTTCATGCGTCCTTCGACCGTGAAGCGTTTGCAGATCCTTGGCGCGTACAAGGATGTGGATCTCTCCACGCCGCTTGAGCCGCAGCTTGATAGCGTCCAGCGAGAGAAGAACGCACAGCAGGGCATCTCCGAAGGGACGATGAACCCTGATGATCGTGATCGTGAGATCTACGAGTGCTATTGCGAGCTGGATATTCAGGGCTTTGAGCATAAGCACAAGGGCAAGGAATCCGGCCTTGAGATTAT